GGAGTAATTGTATTTGTTGGAGTATTTGTTGGAGTAGGTGTATTTGTTGCAGTGGTTGTTGGAGTTACCGCTGGTGGGTTTAATTCACCTGGTGCAAAAATGTAGTTTGAATTAAACTCATCATCAGAAACATACTCAACAAAATAATCGTTAGCAGTTGTTGCAGATTGTGCTACCAATAATGCTGTTCCTGTTTCAATTATTCCTTGTGCTAACGCAGGATTGAGATTACCTGAACCTTGTGGTTGCTGACTGATGCTGTAGTTATACTGGCCTTCATATGGAAAAGCAATCTCACCAACACCTTGTCCTTCAGTAAATATAAATTCATCGTACCTCACTTTATGTGATGAGATATCTGTTGGAATAAATCTTACTTGTTTTTTTGAGAAGATATGAGTAAAAGAAAATAACCACTCAGGATTTGCAATTGTTGCATTCTGTGATACAGTTACAACCATTGTATTAACCTGATTTGTTTTAAGTAATATCATAGTAATAAATATAACATTGGGGGAACATTACATTCCCCCATGTTAATTTGAAATAGATTATTGAACTGCGATACCTGATGCAACTGATGCAAGAGTTCCTGACAATTCATTCATAGGATTTGGTTCAAGTGCTTGGAACGTGATGTTATATCCGTTCGCGTCACCTAATGCTTTTCCTGTTACTGATGTACCTGCTGATACAAACATTCCGTAAGTTTCTCCTAAGTAAAAACTATCTCCGTTGTTATCTACGATAACCACAGCTAATCTTGGAGATTGAGCCAATGTTTTTAAGATGTTTCTCTTATCCTGAGATAACTTAGCAAAATATGTTACAAGTTCCTGTGTGTAAAATACTGTTCCATTTTCCAATGAAGCATTTACAGTCTCAGTATATTGTGAACTTGTTCTAATCAATTGGAATTCATAGAAAGTTCCTGAACCAGAAATTTGTGTGATTGTATCACCAGTATTCTTTGTTATTGAAGCGATGTTCGTAAAGTCAGTGATGTAGGCTGTCGCCACACCCCCTACGTTGTCCCTACAAGAAAGTTGAATACCTGATGTAAGATTACAAGACATATTATATTGATTTATTAGTTTTAGTTTATTTTGTTAAAAGGTAGGGGACGAATCCCCCGACCTTTATATTTTTTGTATCAATTAAGATAAACCGTTAGATACAAAGAACTGAGGAAACGCCAATTGTGTGCCAATTTTCCATGATACCATAATTCTCACTTCTTGGAAGTCTTGAGACCACCATGCTCTGAAACTGTCCTCGTCCGATGCCAAATCCGTGCCTGCTAAAAAATACTGCTGCGGACCTAATACAATTAAGTTTGAACCTGCTAAACCTGGAACACCTACAACTCTGAAGTTAGTTTGTGGATGGTAAACAGAATAAACTGAACCTAATTTGTTTTCACTTGAATCAATGTAGAAATTGTTCACGTTTCTAATCGCAGTGATATAACACTTAAATTGTGCCTGACTCATAAAGATTACGATGTCATCTCTGTCATAGATATTTCTATCCATTGAGTTGATTAAGTTATCAATTTGTGCAAGAACTGCGTTTGCTTTTTCTTGTGCAGTTGAACCTGTTACAGAACATAAAGCAGTTTGACCTGTTAAAGTAACAACACCATTTGGTGCAGTTGAACCTGTTGAAGTGTTTGCTTGGTTAACAATTAATTCTTTGTAACCCGAGAATGTGTTAGTAGAACTACCTGTTGTTGCATTCCATAACAAATCTTCGTTGTATCTTTTGATTTGCTTAGTTTGTAAATCAATTATGGCCTGTTCAAACGGCGCATTTTCATTGTATGACCCTGCATTCAAATATTGACCTAACCATAATGTGTTTAATTGTTGTAAACAAAGTGATTGATTCACCTTGAAACTTTGTACGGTTACTGCCGCAACAGTAAATGTAGTTTGACCACTTTGTGACCAACCACAGTTAATTCCTGTTTGTGGAACTAATGTCTCTGACAATAAGTTCACGTTTTGTGTTCCTTTGATTCCTGGACAAGATTGTTATCGTTGTGGCTTTTTATCCTCAACTTCTTTAGATTCTTCTTCTCTAAAGTTCAGCATATATTTTCAACGGTTCTCGTTGTGGACACTCTTGGAGAGATTTTTATATTCTTCACTCTCTATGCGTTACGATGGTTAAATTCCTTTTATTTAATTTAACTTATCTCGGTATTAGGAATCACACCCTCCACCGATATTGTCCAATTTTTCTTAAATATTCCTATTTAAGGTGACACCATTCTATCACGTTAACATATTCCATAGTAACTGGAGTCAATACTGCTTCACTAACGATATCTGAATTCAAAGCATCTGTGTAACTTGCAAGACCGCCTAAGTCATATGAAAAATTAAGACTCTTAAGATTTTTTTTCATCTTGTTTAATTTTTGTTTTATTAGTTTGAGAGAGTTTCTCTTAATTTCTTCCATCCTTCCAATCTTGGATTAGATGAAGAAAACTCTTGGTTTATTTGATTTTTTGTTACTCTTGAACCTGCTGGTTCTTTTGAGAACTTTTGGAATTTACCGTCAAGTAATTCCTGTTTTGCTGATAATGAATCAATCTTTGTTTCCAATCTTTTCATAGCAGATGCAAATGCTTCAATGAATCCTGACATATCATCTGATTCTTCTTCAACATTTTCTCTTTCGGTAATCATACCGTCTTTTACCATTACTCTAATTTTTGTTTCTTCACCTTCTTCATCCTTCAACTCAACTTGATGTTCGCCATCTGGTGCTGGACTCATTGAACCATCTTCAGCAACAACATCAATCTTCTCACCAACATCAAATGTTGGAGATTCTAATTTGATATCACCTGATTTTGCTTCAACAAATTTACCACCTCTTGCTTCTTCTTGTGCTTTGGATTGCATTCCCTTGATTTCACCACCTACGATTTGCATAACCTTTCCGTCTGCTGTTTCGTAAGCGCCATCAGCGATTGCAGATAATGTTCCATCGTACCCAACTTTTTTGATTTTAGTTCCTGTCTCAGGTGTTTCACCACCGATTCTAAGAACACCACCATCTTTAAGTTTGATATCACCATCTTCCATCTCAATTTTCATTTCTTCTGATTCTGCCATCATTTCTGGTGTGTTTGCAGTTGCCTTCTTTTGCTCTTTTTCTTTCTTCGCATCGTCTGTCTCTTCACCGTAGTTTAAGTCAGTCATTTTGATTTTAGAAACTTTGCCCATTTCGTCAACTTCAACTTCAGAACCATCTTCCATTTTGTGAGTTCCTGCTGGTGCTGGAATCATTCCTTCATCTGTAGCAACATATAATGTCTTTCCTACTTCCATTGAATCTCCTTCCATTTTCACATTGATGCCTTGGTCAGTCTTTGCGTCGTAGAATTTACTCTCTGTAAGATTAAGAATTGACATTATTTTTTTTAATGCTTCTTTACTGTTCATCTGTAATTGATTTAAGTATTTTTCTTATTTGGTTTATTTGTTTATCCTCTTTTGAGAATAGTGATTTCTCTGCAAACAGACCCTCAACGGAGAATCCTGTTAGAGATTTATCTTTAATCATTTTCCATACCTTATCATCGTTTACCTTCATTGAAACAAACCATGTTCCCGCTGGTAAACTAAATCCGAATGAATGAGATTTATCGTATATTGGGTCATCACTTACCCATGATTCGGCTATGTATACCTTGTCACTTCCAAGTTTGCGACCATTGTGTTCTATTGATGTTTCATCTGTTCTCTTCTGTTGCATGAATTTGTCAGCCATCTTTTTGATTGATGCAGCACTGAAGAATACATAATATAAATTTCCTAAGTCATCGTATCTGTGAATCATTTTGTTTGGCACCATTGCTGCTCCCACAACAACTTTCTTCTCATCATCAAATCCAAACATCATGTGTGTCTTACTGAAACTCATTTTTTCTTTTTCAAGTTGTTTAAGTTTTCTTTCAGCCCATTTGAGTGCTGGTTCTCCACCCCAACTATCATACATTAATTTACCACAACCATCATCATATCCCTTTGAAGAAGATAAGTCTGATTTGTGTCGTGATAAATAGGAATACATTCTTTTGATTGTATCAACAGAGATGTTCTCACCCTTTGCGAGTTGAGATGCTCTTGTTTTTCCTACAGCAGTACCACATGAACCCCATCCATTTTCTTCTGCGTAATCTACGGCTCTTTTTGCTGCGTCTTTAACACCTTCAGGATAATCAGATATGGTATCTGCGAAATCATCATAAGTCATTTTGATTGGAACACAATTTGGTGAACCATCATCTTTCAAACCTATTGGTTCAAATCCTTCCCAACATGGATTTGGTTCTATATCTAATTTTTCTTTTGAGAATATATTTGGACCTGTTCTTGGCATTCCTGGCTTCCAAGATTTCGGACCAGGGTTTTTAACCGTAGCATCATTTCTTGTATCAGGTTGAATATTACTTGATTGTGCTTCAGGTCCTTTTTCTAATCCTTTTGTTGATGAACCTGAGTTTCTAATTTGTCCTGTTGGTGCATACCATAATTTAACCCATGTGTGACGGCAGTTAAATGAACCACGCCATAAAAATATATTATAAAAACCAAACTCTTCGTTGGCAACATTGTCAGTTAATTCATCAATATCTTCTTGTCTGTATACTCTATTAAATGATAACATCTGAGCACAAAACTCTCTGTTCTTTTCATCTCTTGGTCCTACATACTTAAATCTGATTCTGTATTTGTCGTTATCTAAGAACGATGTATCATTTGGGTCAGAGAACCTCTGTCTATTCATCTCCTGAACCATTAGAGGGGTGATTTTTTCCATCTTAATTATCTCCCAACCCTCTTCTATCAAAAACGAATAAGGCTCTCCTAATTGGTCTAATTTTGGGTTGTGATTACAGAAGTCATCCGCTACAATTTTGTATGGAGAAAACTCTTCAACAACCTCTTCTGGTTTTTGAGAATTAAATGCCATCCATTCTTCATCATGAGCAGGTTTTGAAACCAATGAAATTGCTTCAATTCCTGCCTCTTCATATTCATCATCAATAAATAATTCTATGATACGAGTATTGTCCATTACTATTAAATATTACTTTTATTAATTTATACCACTTTTTAGATAAGTGAACGGGATTTAATTACTCTATCAAATTGTTGTTGGTTTGATATATCCGTTGCGGTTACATAAGTTCTGATTGGTTGGTCACCAAATGATTGTTGTATTGCGTTAACCAATGTTTCCGTATTGTCTTGTTGAGGTCTATTGTTTTTTGATACAGGACCACCAACAGCAAAACCTGGTAAATTACCTGATTCATTAATTGATGTTAATAATGGTTGGAATATTCTTGCACTTCTTGAATTGACAACAAATTCCCCATCTGACAACATTGCTGGTATTGAATCAGAAAACATTCCACCTGGCCCTCTCACAAGTCCACCCTGTGCTCTACCAATAGGAGTTGCTGATACATTCACCAATGGTCTTTCACCAGGACCTGCTGGTGTTGTTTGTGTTGCATTACCTCCCGAATTTGATGGTGTGTTTGGAACTTGTACCGAAACAATTTTTTTAACTGTCGCAATACCTGACGCTACCGCAGCAGCCGCAGCGATGGCACCAAGAGCTGGTCCAATCACTGGAATCCCTGACAATGATTTGTATGCTGCAACTGCTGACTGGTAGGTATCAATTGTTGCTTTCGCGATTGCAAATGCTTTTCCTGCTACTGTATCTTTTCCAACAATTGTTGATAACTGACCAAGGGCATCTCCAATTAATTTTGTCTTCTCTTGATTGGACGCAACTTCTTGTTTACCAATTTCTTTACGTGCCTTTGCGAGTTCAGTATCTCTCTTTGTATACTCTTGTTTTGAGATTGTCCCCTTGTCTAACGCATTTTTAAGGTCTGTCTGATTCTTTTCTAATGCTTGTCTTTGGTCTTCATAATATTGTGAATCAAATCTTTTGAACTCACCATAGTTATTTTCAATTGCTGCTTTTTGGTTTGCATATGATGTATCTAATAACGATAATAAACTATCTTGATAACCTTTCTGTAAATCATATCTCTCTTTAACAGATAAATCCTCTGCGTTTTTTATTTCACTTTGTAACTCAGCAGTAATTCTTATTTGTTCATCAACATTTCCTTGTTTGTCAACAAGTTCATCTTGAAGGTCTTTAATTCTTTTTTCTCTATTGTCCTTTACATCTTTGTCAATTGCCTCTTTGAGTTGTTTATCATACTTCTGTCTAATCGCTTCCTTTTGATTCTCACTTAATTCAAGGTCTGCAAGTTCTTCTTGCATTCTTGCGTCAAGAATGGTTTTTAATTGTTCCTTTGAAGTATTTGCTTTGTCAACTTCTAATTGAATTGCTGCGTCAAGGTCTGCAATTCTTTCCTTCTTTCTTTTTTCTTCGTCAGCCTTTAATGCCTCTTCAAGTTTCTTTGCGTATTCTGCCTGTAATACTAACTTCTCAGCATCAGATAATTTCTTGTCAGCAATCTCTGCCTTATATCTATCGTCTAATAATTTTTTTAGTTTGTCCTTTGAAGTATTCTCTGCGTCAGTTTCAAGTTTGATTTGTGCGTCAAGGTCTCTCTTTAACGCTTCAAGTTCTGCCTTCTTTCTCTCTTCTTCTTTCTTTGCAAGTTCCTCTCTTTTCTTTGCGGCGTCTTCATTATTCTTTTGTCTTGTAGCGTTGTTTTCTTTCTCTGTTTTTGTAAGTTCTTGTGTTCCTGCTGTAAATCTTGCATAGGCTTGTTCTCCTGCTCCAACTGCTTTTGATATTGAACCTGCTGCTTGTGATACACCCTCTGTAATTGAATCCCAATCAAATGTAAAAATACCTTTAAGAGTTTTTCCAATACCAACACCCACCTCTGTGATGAGTGTAAATAAACCAAATAATACGGAATAAAATACTCCAATACCTTTTGTAAGTGGTGGTAAAACTGCTGTTACCATTTCAATGAACACATCTAATACGGGTTCAAACGCACGGAATATACCACCCAATATTTTCTCAAACCCAATCATTAAAGGTTGGAGTTTCTTCATTGCAGTCTCTGATTGTGAGAACGCAGCAACTAAACCACCGATTGCTGCAACTACAAGACCTATTATGGACGCTTTGAGTGCAGTGTTAAAGGATGAGAACGCAACCTTCATACTGTTGATTCCTTTACCAACCATACCTAATGGTCCACCTGCATTTTCTAATGAGTCAACCCAATCATCAGTACCTTTCTGAGCACCTTTCAATCTATCTTTTAAATCATCAATTTCACCATAAACTTTTTTCCAATCCTCAGTTCCAGCAGGTAATTGTTTTAACGCTTTGGTGAGGTCTCTGAGTTTTTTCTGTGAATCTTCCGATTCAATGATTACGTCAACTTCAATTTTCTTATTCGCCATTGTTCGTTATATCTTTTAAGAATGAAATCTTTTCTATGTTATGAATTACTGTTGGTAATCCATCACGAACATCATTCATTAATTCATTTATTCTGTCGGGGTCAGATACTTCTTTTATAAGTTCCTCCCCATTATAAAATATCTTTATTTCCATAGTTAAATTTTTAGGTGTGTGTTGGTGTTGGTGTTGGGGTTGGTGTACATAATACTGAACCACAACATTCTAAACATCCATTAGGGTCTGATTGTGTAATTTGTCCTGGTTCTCCGATTGTTCCTCCATTAACAAAATACCATCTTTGAGCAAATGTGTGAATGTATGTTCCATCAGGTACTGGTATTGTTAATTGGTTGTTCAAATAAACATATTCCCCAATATTAGGTGCAGGTGACCCACTTATCTGTCCATAGAATGTTATTAAAGAACTACCACTTGAACAAGATAAACATGCTGTTGTTCCTGTATAACCAACAAACGAATAATTAAATGGAGTTTGTGTTGGAGTTGCAGTATTAGTAATAGTCGGAGTTGGAGTAGGTGTTAGACATTCAATTGAATAATCTAATCTATTTGTATTGGGAGAACAAAAATCCGTATTAGGTGCTGGATACCAAATATTATCATAAACAACAGATGGTAAACCAAGTGTGCCGATTGTATCAATATAACCATTATTCGTTAAAGTATCACCTGTGGTTATAACAGAAATCCAACTACCGATTGCTAATGGAACATTATAGTATCTGAATATTTGATAATAACTTCCAGCACTGAATTGACCCCACGCTGAATAATTTTTACCATCAGGTGCTGTTCCTACATGGAATGTGTAAGATGTTGGAGTATTATCAACATAACCGTAAGTGAATGTTCCTCCAGTATATGATGTAAGTCTGTTGAAAGTTCCTGCAACAAAAGTGCAATTGTCATTTAACGGATACATCGCACCAAAACATGGTGGTGTTTGTGTAGGTGTCACTGATGGAGTCTGTGTTTTAGTTGCGGTATTTGTTGGCGTTTGTGTTGATGTATATGTTTGTGTTTGTGTTTGTGTTGGAGTTTGAGTTGAGGTTTTAGTTGGTGTTTGTGTAGGAGTAACTGTTGGAGTAGGTGTTTGTGTAGGAGTAACTGTTGGAGTAGGTGTTTGAGTTGCGGTTGTTGTTGGTGTGGGTGTAAAGAAAAAACAATATGGTGAATTACCTGAAACAACAAACCAATCAGGATAAATTGTATTAACACAACTACCACCTGAAAACTGAAAATTATTTTTTATGTAATTGTATTCTGTAAATGTTTGACCATTTGGAATTGTGATTGTTGTTGAATCAAATCCATTACTAATATAAGAACTTAATGTTGGGTGGACTGAAACAATTCCACCATTTGCTGATGCATAAATTCTAAGTGACCCATAAGTATCATAATAAATTGTTCCATTGAAGGGACATTCAAATGGTTGAACTGAATATGTTAGACCAGTCACTTGACAATAATTCGCTGGTGTAATTGTTGGTGTTGGTGTGACAGTTTGACACTCACCACTAATTACCAATCCACATAAATCTGTGAATGGTTTTGTTGTATCCATACACACAGATTGACCTAATGTTAAAGTATAATAAGCAACAGTTCCATCACAGGTTGTCCCTGAAATATATTTTGAACCTCCTGTTGGGTCTGCGTGAACAAATAAATTACAACTCATTTATATTAAATATCTTTTTTTTTATTAAGAACAAGTTCCGTCAAAACCTTCTATGGTCCAATTACAATTACAACTTAAATTAACTTCCGTAAATGTGCAAGTTCCTCCACCAGGATTTGTGTTACAACATTGACATACTGCATCACAATCACATAAGACTATGTTCTGACCTGCAATGTTTGAACCATAACTAACTGTTACAGTAACTGATGCTCCTGTTTGAGTTGTATTGAAATAACCTGGTTGACTACTTGGATTAATTGTAAATGTTCCACCTGATAAATAAGTCACAGGAACTGAATTTACTTCCACACCTGTGATTGGAATATCCAATGACGAATCTGTTCTAACAGTTAAGAATGCACAAGTTTCAAATGGTATTGTAGGTGTTGGTGTAGGTGTTGACGAACTTGTCATTGTTGGTGTTACAACTAATGTTGATGTTGGGGTAGGTGTAGATGTATTAGTAGCAGTATTGGTTGGTGTCTGTGTAGGTGTTCCTGTATTAGTAGGAGTTGGTGGTATTGTTCCTGTTTGTGTTGGAGTCTGTGTTGGTGATGCACTGATACTTGGTGTCGGTGGGATAGTAGGAGTTTGACTCGGTGTTGGAGTATTTGTTGGTGTGTTAGAAGGTGTTTGTGTTGGTGTTGTTACCAATGTCTCTGTCGGTGTTGGTGATGGACATAATGTATAACAAGTTAAAACTTCTTGATATGTTCCCGCACCATTAACACTATTTTCTTGTGCTCCACCTTCACCACAAGTTATTACATATCTGTCACCTGTAAATAAGAATGTGTCTCTTTCAATACCATCACAATCAAGCCAAGTCCATATTCCATCTTCTGATGCAGTCAATCTATAAGAAATACATCTATCACAAATTAATGTTGGAGTTGGTGATGGTGTTAATGACAATGTTGGTGTTACTGATGGTGTAACAGATATTGTCGGTGTCATTGTCGGAGTTGGGGTTGGTGGTATGAATAAACATTCCTCACAACTTGTATATGCAGATAATATTTGAACCCAATCTGTTTGTTGGATAAATGTTGGATTAACATCAAATACACATTCTGTTACTGTTGTTCCTGTGTTTTGTATTCTGTATACGGTTGTTCCTGTAAGAAGATTTGAATCTTCTGATTTGAATGTGTATGTAGTTGCAGAATCAGAACAAGATAAACCTGTATACCAAAATAAATTTGTCGTACATGCAGATTGTTGAACTATTGTAAATGACGTTCTACCTGAACAACCACAATCACCGTATACCCCAACTAAATTCGGAGTATAACCTGATGACAAATAATAATGTTCGTATGTCTTTAATGGGTCAAAGGTATCAAGGGTTACTTGATAACAACCCAAATAAGATAAATCATCTTCAAATAACTCAACATAATTTCCAATGTAGGCGTATAAGTTATACATCAAGTCTGAACTTGAATATTTTGATACCCCACCTGCACATGGAATCATCTCATAGTATAATCTTCTGTGTGGGGTATATTCTTTTGTAAGTTTAACAAATTCAACATCACATAATGTTGGTTCAAGTGCATTAAAGTTTGTTATCTTGTTAATTCTAAATGGTGTATTACCAATAACAATTTTTTCACTCCATCTTAATTGTTGAATGTCTTGTGGATATAGATAAACTTTTGCTGCGTAGATTTTGTTTTCTTCACTGGTGATATCATCTACATAAGGTTCGTAGTATATGTTATACATATCTTCTGAATCAAACACATATTGAGATGGGGTAACATTTGATTGGTCCTCACCTCTGTAATTAATGTAGTGTGAGAAGTTATTGTAGTTGAATGGATAGGTTGTGAATCTATTGATGTTTTGGAATCTGTCCTGTGACGCACCATTCATATACCATTGTTGATATGTTGTTGTTGTTGCTACGGCGGTACAAGGAGTTCCTGATGATGTGACAGTATAGTTTGCAATGTTTGCTAATGGAAAACCTGGTGCTACTGTTGTTGGATTCACACAACTACCACCTGCAACGGATTGAGAACCTGTATTCACATATTGATAATAAGTGTTTGAATTACAATCATTGTATTTGATATATCCTGCGGTTGTTACATTAATTGTATAACCACTATTACAATTTGTTATTGCTGATGTGGTCGTATTGTTTGGAATAAAACCATAGTTGTCATTTGGTAATGTAAGACCTCTAAAAACGACTTTCGGTAATATCTTGAATGGGACAAAGGTTTGTTGTGTAACCCCTGAAATATCAACCTGTTTTAACTTTGACATTGAGTTTAGAGTTAAGAACGATACCACCGAGTTGTCTATCGTAATATCAATTGGAGATGAGAATATAAAATCAAACTTTGTTGTTGTGTCTTTATATTGTAATCCCAATTGGAATTTGTCTGTTCCAAATATTCTGTTTGTTTGTCCCTTGAAATCTTGGTTGGCGTAATCTTGGTCTAACTTAAATTCATATTCCAATGTTCCGTTTAATAGTGTGGATGTTGGATATAAGTTTTGTGTTTGGTCATAATCTACTTTGGTTGTCCAATCTAATATTTGACCTGTACCGATGTAATCTACAATCGGTTCAATAATTAAATTGTTTGGTAGGTCTGGATTTGGAACTACAATTAAATTAAACATCTTATTAATTGATGTTATGAAATCTAATTGTTTGTAATCGTTTGGTGGAAACTCAATGTTGTAATCAATCGTCGCTCCGTTTGGAATAAATCTTGGACCATTAACAATGGATTGAGAATAACTTGATA